AGAAAGACTTATAGCTTCTATTGATAATGCGATTGCAATAGAAAAATCAAAAGGCTTTAATCCTAAAACAGAAAAGATTAAAGTAAAGATTGATTTTGATAATGGTAATTTAACTATCCACGCAGTTAAAGTTAAGAAGTAGGCTCTTCAATTACTTCCTCTTCTACTTCTTCTACTTCTTCCTTTGGAACTTCGTCTTGTGTAAATTCTCCAACCTCTGGTTTGGTGTCTATTTCTTCAAAGATGATATTTAATTTTTTATCATCATCAATAACCGCCCTAGCAATCTCCTTATCTATTTCTTTACTTAAGGTAGGGGATTTAACATTGATAGATTTAGCTTGTTGATAGAACATAAGGTCGGAAGCATAATCTCTTATGTTAAAAGAGTCAGGATAATCTATTTCTCCATCAAACTTTCTGTTTTGAAATATTGCATATAATCTAAATAATTGTTCCTCTGTTATTTGTAAGTTGTCGGCTTTTTCGGATAGTCGTGCATTTAATAATTCAAATTCTGTTTGTAAAGCTATGCCACTTGATACTTGTGTTTTAGTTCCTCTAACTGCGTCCGTATGAGAGATTCTATGTATCGCTTCTACCTTTTTGTTAATTGAGTCCATAATGGAAGTTAAATTCTGTCCACTAGGTTGTAATAGATAGGGTTTTAAATTGGGTTCCATTTCATCTGGCATTTCAATAATTGCTCCAGCTCCAGCACTAGCATTAACACTTGGGGTCTTTACTAAACTAGGATGGTTGGTTAATCTTATTAATTGTTCAATTTCTGAATATTCGTTATAAATAGACTTTTGTAAGTCGGCGATGTCTGAAAGATCTGACTGGCCAATTCCTCTCTTATGGGATTTAGAATTGAACAAGATAACAGCTGGTATCTTACCAATCAGATTATCAGCTGTATCCAGTAAAGTGGGTTCTGCACCTTGATGCGGAACATAAACGGTATCAACCCTATCCAGATACCAACATCTTAAATAAGTGCCACCGCTTCTATCCACCTCTTCTCGAACTTTGAGATAATCTAATGAATATTTTCCATTTAATCCTCTTTTGTAATTCCAATCCAAAACATTTTCAGGAGTTACAATAGATAAGTAAGGTCTTATGTCTTGTTCTAATTCTTCTGCTCTTGTGTTAGTCGTTACTTTTGGTTTATCTAATATTAAAAAACAATGACCGTATATTGCTGAATAATTTTGTGCTTGTTTAATGACTGCATCAAAACTATTACCCTCCAAGTCAGCATCTTTTAAAAAGTTTTCTAAACTAGGGTCATCTTGCATATCCCCAAAATCTCTAGAGGGTTTAACTCTAAATAAAAAAGATGAATAAGTTTGAACGATATTTTTACAATGATTGTCGCAAGGTGTGTTAGAAAGTCGTTGATTGAACTCGTTATCAAGTTCTAAATTATAACGGTTAAGATATTGACCTATCATATAGTCATATCCACCATTATATGACCTGATAAAATATTCCCAGTTGGTTACATTTTCTTTGTAATCTATATGTGTTGCTAATGCACTATCTCGTGTATATGCCATATTGCTTTTGTTTCATATTCCATCTTTGAGCTGTAAATGATGGAGATTGTATAGTCAAAGGTTTTAAAAAATCAACTAAGTATCCAATCGCATCATTCATGTGGTCGTATCCACTCTCCTTATCAGGAATATTTGTTCCTACTTTGTATATTTGTTGTTGTAGTCCTTTTAACATTATTTTACAAGATTTTGTAATAAAAATATCTCTTTCTCCCTTTGCTGACTTCAATCTGGAATTAACAACATTAACTCTATCTCTAATGGGAGTATGCTTATGTCTTACCTTAACTTTAAAACCAGCATTCTGTAAAATGCTTAAATCTGTTTTCCCTCCAGCACTTGTTTTCCTTTGCCTACAAGCTGGATCAGGATAAATAAAGATTGGTACTCTTGTTCCATATCTATCTCTTATCTCTTGGCACATTTCCTCAGTATTGCTGGAATAAATAACTATTTCATCTACAAAATAAATTTTATCCCTTTTAGTAAATTTTTCTTGTTCTATTTGAGCTACTGCACAGCTCATAGGATCAACATTAAAATCCATACCGATATGTAGAGGTTTTTTCCAGTTAATAGATTTTTCAACTACATTATCAATGGTATGAAAATTATAATAGACTGCACCAGCATAAGTTTCAAAGGAAGCTTCAAACTCCTGTCTAAATGTTCTAATATCTAAATCGGCTTTAGCTTGTTCTATTTCTTTTTTTGTAACTCTACCACCTTGCAAAGTAGTAAATTGAAAACTATCCCACTCATTATCCTGTTTACCTTTTGCGAATAAACGATAAGACCAATTACCATACCCTCTAGGAGATCCAGTAAATAAAACATGACCCTCAGTGTCAGAAATGGAGGCTCTTAATACTTCCGTCCAAGCTAATTCAGGTATATCGGCAAACTCATCTAATACTAAAAAATTAATTCCTGTGCCTCTTAAATAGTCAAAATTTTCACAACCTTTTAAACTAATTATGGAATTACTTTTTCTTATTTTAATGGTTAGATTTGTTTCATTAACATCGTCTATCCAACGAAAATCGGACAAGACCTTTTTTAGAGGCAGCCAGCAAATCTCCCTTGCCATTTTAAAGGTTGGTGCACAATACCATATCGTTTGATTTGGGAGTGCTGCCATCTTCATCATCTCAGAAATACATAAATAAGTCTTACCAAATCTACGGCCTGATACTAATACTCTAAATCTTTTTTTCGAATTGCTTACTTGATGTTGGGGATTTGTTAGGATTATCTTCATTACACCAATACTTAACAATTAATTTCATATTTTCAAAGCGAATAGGGTCAACTTCAACAATCTTAATAGTTATTTCCTGACCTTTTTTAACACACCCTATCCAATTATCTATCGGTTTATGGTCAGTTAAAGGTGTAAAACATTGGCCAGTAAGTATTGAACATATTTGAAAGACAAGTACATATTTAATCATCATCTTCTTTAGGCCTCACTTTGCCAAAAATAATGGTGTAATTCAGTTTCGTAGAATTTTCAAAAGATTCGCCAGATTGAAAAGGTTTAGTAGAAACACCAATTTTATGTCTAGTGTTTTCACAGCCACTTACTGCTAATAATAAACAACAGAATAAGAATATGGTTACATACCTAATCCATTTATGTGCTTTCTCCATTTGTTGTCTTTCCCTCTTTCTTCTCTTTAGAAGTTTTAATGTCCTGAATTTCATCGCCTTTTACCATACCACCTTTGTTTTTTAAGAAACCAAGCATACGATTTATTCGATATTCTCTTTCTTCTTTTTATTCTTCTTCTTTTTATTGTTCTTCTTAATTTGTTTATCAATAACCTTTTTATTCTGTTTCTTCTTTATCTGTTTAAGTTTCTGTTTAACAAAAGTAGAGTTCTTATTAATCTGTTTAGATAAAACATCTTGTCCTTGTTGAAGTTTAAAGACCTGTTCTTTCATACCCCAAGTTTCATGAAGATTCCAACCGACCAATGCAATCAGGGCGGCTAAAGCCATTCCAATTATTTTATCTTTTAAGTCCACGTTAATTACAGTTGTTTTTATCTAGGTCTATTGGCTTACCATTCGGTAAATACCAAACCCAGCTACTTAACTTTGTTCCATCTTGGGTATAAGTACATTTCTTTCCTACCGAACAGGCACTTACAGCAAAGAGCAAAGCTAATACTAAACATATTTTATTCATAGTTCTCCTTTTATTGGCATGATTCACAATCATTTATGCTATCTACAATAACTTCTTCGCTACCACAACTACATGCTTTGCAATCACACACTCCATACATATCACTATGTTCTTCTAATCCACAATGACAAGTACAATTACAATTTTTACATTGGCTCATACTTTCCTTTATACATAAATTTGAAATAATATTCTAACTTTTTATGACTTCCACCAAATAAATCCCATACCTAGAATACCGGCTAACCATATCATCCAAATATCTTGTGCAATAAAAATGAAATTTAAAACATCAATGACATCAGTTGAAAACATTAAAAAATAATATCCATAACTAGATACAATGTTATAAAAATGAACATTACTGTCATTTGTATATCGTATGGAAAGTTC